CAATAGAGAAGCCTCCTACGCCTACATCTGCTGGTAATATTAATCAGTATAAGCATAAAGAAATACAAGATGTAATACAAAAAAGGAAAGATTATTTATTAAGTGATGAATATTTAACAAAAAGAGCTGCAAATACAGGCGAAAGCAGTAGTCAAATTAAAGCTCACATTGATGCATATCTAAAAGAATTAGATAACACAACTATGGGAATGTACAAAGAAGGAGATTTAGGTAAAAATATTAAAGGTACTTATAGTGGAGAAGGTATAAAAATAAATAAAGATATGTCCTATGAAGAAATACTTGGAACTATTGATCATGAACTAAATCACCTTTTAAGCCCTGTACGAAAATCAGATATTGGAAATCCACACACTATGGTTCTATGGAAAGACGGAAAAACTGGTAAAAGTTTAACTGAAGCTGAATCATTAGTATTTAAAGGAGATTTAGCTTTTGATATGAATCCAAAGTATACTGCTTGGCAGAAGAAACACGGAGATATTTATAAAGACTATCCTTCTATTAAAATGGACGTTCCAGGAGATGAGAAATTTGCTAAATATCTTAATGACCCTGCGGAACAACAAGTTAGAATGGTACGATATGGAGAGATTTTAAAGAAACATGGTTGGGATGGTACTAAAGCAGGGTTAACAGATGATATGATATACAACTCTTCCTTTAGTCTGCCTGGCGATGTTAAGCAGCTTTTACAAAACATGAAGGGAATTAAAGTAGACACACCCGCATGGTATGCTCAGATAAAAAAGACATTACCTCATGCTTGGGCATTGGCACCTGTTGCCGCAACACAATTAAAAGAATGAGAGAACTAGACGCAGACTTAGGAAAAATATATCATAAAGATGATTTTTATTATCTAGAGAAAATATATGAAGATTTAGGAGGTCTTATTGAAGATGAACCTATAATTAAAGCAAGAGCAAAAAAACACGGATTTAGAATTATTAAAAGCAATTGGATATTAGAAAATAATCCAAGCTATTACATTCAGGCTATAATGAATGATTTTAATACTGAAGGGTTAGATCAGTCAAGATACGTGTTTAAAGTGAAACTTAAATATATGAAGTAATGTACTTACTTAATTTAAACAGGAAGGGAGACGTATTTAAAGATGATGACGGGATCACTGGAGTGCCAGAGTTTCTTACACTCATTAAGAAGGAAAAATTCGGGCCTACGGCCCTCAAATGGGTTGCCTTAGTCTACGACTATGAAAGCCCATATAGGCATTACAGTGAGAATGAGAGAGTTAAGGCTGTCTCTAAAGATTTATATGATACATATAACTGGAAAGGAACCAAAGATGCTACATTAAAAGCTGCTTGTCAGAAATATACTGAATTACAATTTGATCCATTAGATGAACAACTTATAGCATTTAACAATAAGATTAATCAATTTACTGCTCTTATTGATAGTATGCACCTTGACGAAGAAAATGCCGAGCTGCTTCAAAAACTTATGATAGGCGTAGAAAAAATACTTAAAACTAGACAGTCTCTTTTAGATGCGATTGATAGACGTGGGGAAAGACAAAAGATTGCTGGGGATAAAGGATTGTCGTTTTTAGAAAGAAGAAAGGAAATAAAAGAAATGTAATGTCTGAAGAAAAAAAATACGAATTACCATATTTATATAACTCTTATAAAAAACATTATAAGAAAGCTGACTTAGATAAAGCTAATAAATATAATGATTTATCTATAAAACTACATGGTGTAGATTTAAGAGATAGATATCATGCAAAGTTAGCAAAAAAAGAAGATAAAGGAGGTTTATTTGGTTTGGGAAAAACTAAAAGATTAAGATATGGGTAAAATAAAATTTGATCCACAAAGATATCGTCCTGTTCCAAATAATGGACACCCAGACTTAAATCCAGACTCTGTTGCTTATCAGGAGTATTGGACTAAAGAAACTGATAGATGTTTAAATGGTTTTAAGCCTAAAGGCATGAAAAAGATATCTGGTAAATACTATTTTTATCTTAATTACTATATGATCTTAGGTAATGATGGTACATCAGGTAATCGTAAGACTTTAATACATCCTTGGTACAGAATTATGGATCATGAGTACTTTGATACTATAGAATTATGTAAAGAAGAAGGTAAGGGAATGATTGTTATTAAAGCCAGAGATAAAGGATTTTCTTATATGAATTCAGGTGCAGTTGCTCATGAATATACATTCTATCCTTTTAATGATGTAGGTGTAGCTGCTGGACTACAAGTAACAGCAGATGCTTTCTTTGATAAAACTAGAAAAGGCCTTAATGGTATACATCCTAACTTTAAACATTCTGTACTTAAAGATACTGATGGTATAATGAGGTCTGGATATAAGCAAAAAAATAAAGATGGTAAATGGGAGGTAGGTGGTTATCAATCTAACATTATATGTAGAACAATGGATAATCCAGAGGTATTCAAAGGAGAAAGGGTTTCTTTAATGATATTTGAAGAGGCTGGTGAATTTAAAAAACTTAAAAATGCTTATATGTCATCTAAAGCTTGTTTTATGGATGGTGATATTCAATTTGGAGTTCCTATTGTTGGTGGTACAGGGGGAGATATATCTAAAGCGTCTAAAGATTTTATGGATATGTATTATAGTCATGATGCTTATAATTTAATTCCTATGTTTATTCCAGCGTCAAAAGCTTATTATGGATTCTTTGATATAGATTCAGGCGTAGAAGATGAGAAGGGTGCAAGAGAAAAACTTATAACAGATAGAGAAGATATACAGAAGTCTGGAGATAATGAAGCATATAACTTACATATACAAAATTATCCTTTAACTGTAGAGGAAGCGTTTCTAAACACTCATTCCTCAAGATTTGATATTGCCTTATTAAATGCACAAAGATCTAGAATATTATCCAGTAAAGATAATAGGAGTCAAATACAAAGTGGCTTCTTAGATTGGCAATTAGGAGAAGGAGAACCTTCAGTAACTTGGAGGCCACACCCTACAGGTCCATATAAAATATTAGCTCATCCTGAGCCAGAATATAAGCATTTAGACATAGGAGGTATAGATTCTTATGACCAAGATCAAGCTGGAGCGTCAGATTCTTTGGGTAGTGCGATAATTTATCGTAGATTTGCAAATACTAATATGTCAAGCGATTACGTGGTTGCTGAGTATACAGATCGTCCTAAGAAAAAAGAAGATTTTTGGGATGGTTGTTTAAAACTTGCAGTTTATTATAACTCAAAGATGTTGGTAGAATATACAAAGATAGGTATATTAGATTACTTTAAACGTATGAATGCCTTAAAGTATTTAAAAGAAAAACCAGAGTCTGCACATAACCCTGGAACAAAAACAAGAAACAGATATGGTGTGCATATGAACAAGCAAGTAAAGGCGTTGTTGGAAGATTTGATAGATGATTATTTAAGAGAAAGCGCTCAAGATATATGGTTTGTAGAGTTAATTGACGAACTTGCTAATTATGGATTACAAAATACTGACCGCGCTATGGCGTTTGGTCTTTGTTTGATTCATAATATAGACAACTATAGAATGCAAGCTAGTGCGAGAGAAGATGAAGTAAAAGATATAGGATTTAAGTATTATAAAATGGGGTACAATGGTACTCCTATAGAAATAAATTAAAATTATGAGTGAAAAATATTCATCAATGCCAGCAATGGTTATTCCAGAAAAAGAAAAAAATGACGAATGGTGTAGTCAGGTTTTAAATGCGATTGTAAGTTATATGGGCTCTTCAGGAGGAAACTATAATGACTCAAGAATTAAAGACATTAGAAACTATCAAGTATATAATGGTGTTTTAAGTCAAGGAGATTATAAATATATAACTGAACAATACGGACTAACATATCCTGCTAGACTAGTAAACTATCCTATTATTACTCCTAAAATTGATTTATTGATTGGAGAAGAACTTAGAAGACCTATTGACATGAAAGTAACTACAGTTAATAAGTCTGCTGTAATAAGAAAGCATGATCATAAGGTAGGGTTAATGATGAAGAGTTTATTGCAAGATTTTCATAATGAAATTAAAGAGCAAATGAATGTTGATGTATTAGGGGAAGGAGAGGGAATGCCTGTTCCTGAAGATATTGAAACTTATATGAAATATAACTATCGTGAAATGATAGAGGAGACAGCTCAAGATGGGTTAGAGTATGTTGCTAATAGATATAATCTTAAAGATGTATTTAAAGAAGGGTTTAGAGACTTACTTGTAACATCAAAAGAATTTTACAAAACAAGTATTCAAAATGGTGATCCTTACGTGAGAAGAATAGATCCAAGGAATATTATATTTGATTCATCATCTCATTCAGATTATCTTGATGATGCTTCGTGGGTAGGTGAAGAGAGATGGCTTTCTATCAATGAAATTAATGATGAATTTAAAGATGATTTAACAAAAGAAGATTTGTTAGAACTTGATAAAATGCGTAATTTATATGCTGGAGGAGATCTAAATAACTATAATAGTAGTTTCCAATGGGTGGAAGTAGGACATGGTGAGGAGACTAGAATAAGAGTTGTTACTGCGGAATGGAAATCATTAAGAGCTATTAAATTTAAAGTATCAGAAAATAAATATGATCCACAAAGACCATTTAGAAAAATAGTATCAGATACTTACAAAAAAAGAAAAGGTGATAAAATTGAAACTAAATGGGTTGATGATATTTGGGAGGCTACTAAAATAGGAGGAAAGATATTAGTAAAATCAAGAAGAAGAAACAATCAAGTTAGAAGTATTGATGAGCCAGGGAAAACACCATTATCTTATGTTGGATGTGTAAAAGGCAATACAACAGGATCATCAGCATCTCTTGTAGATCTTTTAGATAATATACAAATGCTTTATAATATTGTTATTTATCAAATAGAACTTGCTATGGCTCGTTCAGGTGGTAAGGCAGTTGTATATGATGTATCACAGTTACCCACTAATGTTGGTATGGATATACAACAAGTATTATATCATTTAAAGACAGATGGTATTATACCTATTAACTCAAAAGATGAAGGTAATCAAATGAGTAGTTTTAATCAATTCCAACAAATTGACTTTACGTTATCTCAGTCTGTACAGCAACTTATTAATTTAAAAGTAATGTTAGAGGAAATGGCTGGACAAATTTCTGGAGTATCTAGACAAAGAGAAGGAGCTGTAGGGCAATACGAATATGTAGGAAATGTACAAAGAAGTGTTGTGCAGTCTGCTACTATTACAGAAAGTTGGTTCTATTCTCATGGGGAAGTCAAGCAAAGGGTGCTAGAGCGTTTATGTAATTTAATGAAAGTTGCTTGGGCTGGAGGAAAGAAAGCTGGAATGATATTAGGTGATGGTGCTTATAAGTTTTTAAATGTAATGCCAGATATTGCTTTGCAAGATTTTGGTGTTTATGTAGGTGATAGTGGTAAAGATGATTCTATGAAACAAGTTGTACAGCAATTATCACAAGCTGCATTACAATCTGGTACTATAGACTTATTAGGTGTTATTAAAGTTTTAAGAGCCGACACTATGACGGAAGCCGAAAAAGTATTAGAACAAGCTATGACTGAAATGCAAAAACAACAAGAGGTTGCTATGGAACAGCAACAACAAGCTCAACAAGCTGCTGCTGAAGCTGAACAAGCTAAATTTCAAGCTGAAGCTCAACTTAAACAAATGGACAATGAAGCTAAAATTCAAGTTGCACAAGTTAGCGCAGAGTCTAGACTTGAGGTTGCTAAAATACAAGCTGATGTTGATAGAGATATTCATGATACTAAAGAAAGAAATGAAATGGATAAAAAAGCAGCTGACTATTATATTGATAGAAAAAACAGAGAAGAAGAGTCTAAAGAAAAGGATAGTGATAGAGCTAGAAAGTCTGGTTCTACCACAAGTTCTGATGATTTAAAAAGAGCTGCGCAAAAAATATAATAAATATTTTGTATATTTGCAAATTGGGAGTATTAATTTAAAATTAAAAAAATGGCAAAAGAAGAATCAAAATTAGTAGATGAGGTAGTAGAAAATACTGAATCTAAAGAGAACAAAGATGAGTTTAATCCATTAGCATTTGCAGGAGATGATGTTTATGGCGAAATAAAAGATTCTGAATCTACAGACGAATCTAAAGAAGAAGAAGTTGATGAAGATGGTTGGGCTTGGGACAATAAACCTAAAGAAGAAGATGTTGTTGAAAATAAAGAAGAGGAATATAATTGGGATGGAGAAGAGGCAACAACTGAAGAAGCTCCAACATCTGAAGAATCTTTAAATTGGGTTAAAGTTGGTAAAGAGTTAGGTATAGAGATAGAATCTAAAGACCAATTTGTTGAAGCGCTAAACACCTTACAACAAAAAGCTCTACAAAAAGAAGCGCCAGTAACTGATCAAGTAGCTGAATTAAAAAATTATATGAAGTTTTCAGATAGAGATTTAGTTGCTGAAGAATTAAAGGCTGATGGTATTGAAGATTCAGAAATTGAAGACTCATTAGATAAGCTAGAAGATTCTGGAATGATGAAAATGAAAGCTAAAAGTATTAGAAGAGTTTTAACTAATGCTATTGATCAGCAAACTAATCAAGCTATACAAGAAAAACAACAACAAGCACAACAAAGAACACAACAAACAGAGAACGCAAAGAAAGAGTTAAAAAGTCAAATCAAGAACATGAGTGAATTCATGGGAGGGAAAGTAACAAAGAAACAGAAAGAAGAAGTCTATAGATATGCTACAGGCGATATGATGAAAGAAATATATGCAGATCATGCCAATGTTGCTGATGTTGCTATGTTTATGCTCTATCGTGAGCAAATTGAAAAGATTCTTCGTTCTCAAGGATTGGAAGACGGCAAGGCCGCTATTATGAATAGTATAGTCTCTCCCAGTCTTAACACTGGAAAAAGCAAATCTAATTTCAAAGTGAAGTCAGGTAAGTTTGATCCAAAAGCGTTCATGAACGAGTAAACTGACACAGTAAGACAAAGTCTACTCATAGTTGAAAGTTAATTGAACAAAAGTAAAATAATGTTTAATTAATAAA